CAAGGCTCGTATGGCCCCGGCTGGATTGAGTATGAGTGGCGTAACCTGACCGAGCAGGGCAAGCAATCCCCCCTGGCCCCTCTGCCGTGTGCTCCCTGGAACGGGATGCATCTGAACGGTAGACTTCTCATCGTTGCAGACCAGGGTTATGGAGACTGCTTCCAGTTCAGCCGGTTCATCGAGACAGCGAAGAGCCGATGCCAGGAAGTGGTGCTGGGCGCCAGCAAGGAAATACTACCACTACTGATGAACTCATTCAACCTTACAACGGGGTCAAATCTGTGGGCGAAGCTCCCCAAGACTGACGCCTGGTGCAGGATGTCAAGTCTTCCCTACATCCTCAACGTTCCTTACTGGAAAGTGGATGGGCAGGACCCATACCTGTTCTCCGGTGCTCCGCCCGTGCCAAAGGGGGATCGTTGCCGTGTTGGCTTGTGCTGGCGCGGCCGGAAGACACATCCTAATGACCATCGACGGTCGATGTCCCTGGAGCAATTCTCGCCGATTGGTATGGCTGCGGGGGACAAAGTGGATTTTGTATCTCTCCAGGTTCCCGGAGAGCCGGAAGACGAGGCGTTCTATAAGGTATTTCATGGTCTCACGGACTTGACGCATCAGCTTCCCGACTTCAGTGCTACTGCGCGCCTGATCGACGGATTGGACTTGGTCATCACAGTAGACACGGCGGTTGCCCACCTGGCCGCAGCAATGGGCAAATCAACGTGGGTTTTGCTCCCCAAGACAGCGGATTGGCGGTGGGGTATCGGTGAAACGCATTCGCCCTGGTATCCGTCTGTGGAGCTATTCCGGCAGGATGAACATGGAGAGTGGGGGGCTCCAGTGGAGCGGATTGCACGGGGCTTGACTTTTTTCTCTGGAGGGGCCAGATAGGGTGAGAGACAAACACAACCCTTCGGGCGTTTTCTCCTACCGCGGCCCCCCGCATCGGGACAAGGCCATCAGCCTACCAGATGCCTCGTAACCCAGATCAAAGGCAATGACCATGGCCGAGCCTACTGCCCAGGGACTTTTCCCACTTTTTACTACGCAGTTTTCGACCCTTCTGGAGCTGAAACTTCAGCAGATGGGTTCGAAGTTGCGTGGTCTCGTCGATGAGAAAAGCTACGTCGGCAAGATGGCGTCTCCCGTTCAACAGTTGAACGCGACCGCTGCGAAAGCACCTGCCGGACGTTACTCTCCTCTTCAACCCGATGACAACGCCTTTACTCGCCGCTGGGTTTTCCCGGCCGAGCGGGAGAAGGCGCAGCTGATCGACACCTTCGATGAGTTGCAGACCATCGTCGACCCGAAGAGCCAGTATGTTGCGAACGCTGCGGCGGCTTTCGGCCGTGCGATCGACGACATCATCCTGTCTGCCGCCTTTGGCACGAACCAGGTGGGACAGGATGCAGCCAGCCTGACGGCGGAGAACTTCAATACCGCTCTGACGACTGCTTCTCCTCCGGGCTTCCAGATCGGCGTGCAGTTCGGCGCGAGCGCGAACACCGGCCTGACCGTGAAGAAACTCGTCGAACTCCGGCGTGTGCTGCGCCACTATCACGTTGATTTGGAAATGGACCCGGTCACGATTGTGATCGGATCGCAGCAGGAAGCGGACCTTCTGAACCAGGTTCAGGTGGTCAGCTCGGAGTTCAATGACCGGCCAGTGTTGGTGGACGGGCGCGTCACCCGTTTCCTTGGCTTCAATATCGTGGTCATGGAACGCCTTCCTTACACGAGCACGACCCGAAATTGCCTTGCGTTCTGCAAGTCGGGACTGCACCTCGGCCTGTGGCGTGACATGCAGACCAAGATCACCATCCGTGATGACCTGTCCAGCCAGCCGTATCAGATCTATACCCAGATGATGCTGGGTGCGACCAGGACTCAGCCGGGCAAAGTCTGGCAGATCACCTGTGCCGACACCACCGGCGGCGATATCACGGCGTAATAGGGAACTCCTTCCATGGCACAGGCTTCCACCGTCTATTCCCAGGGTATCCTCAATGCCGACGGCGGCACCGTAGTCGGCAACGTGGCTACCCTCCACGTCAACCCTTCGCTCGCAAACACGGCGGCCGAGGGTGCGGTCGGCAACATGCTGACCGTGAGCGATGTTGTCACTATCGCGTCCGGCGACAACACCAGTTCCACCTATAGTTTCGTGCGCATTCCTACCAGCGCGCACGTGAAAAGGGTGGTCCTGTATTCCACGGGTGTCGCGACTTCCGGTGCAGCGGACTTCAATGTCCGCTTCTCCGACAGCCAGACTGATGGCACGCCTAGCAGCTTGCAGGGCACGGTCCCGCAGATCAACGGGTCCAATAACAAGCTGTTCGGTGCGGCGCAGCCCCTCCTGGCCGTGAACGGTCTCGATTTGACCTATGCCAACATCGCGAACTACCCATATGGCAGTGAGAACCAGCCACTGTGGGCTGTCCTTGGCTTCACGGCTGATCCCGGCGGGTTCTTCGACATCGTGGCTTACGTCACGACCAATGTCACGACCGGGGGTTCCGCCCTGCTGAAGGTAGACTACGCGGTTCCCGGCGCTTCGTAACCGGGTGGCACAAGCAGCGCTGGCGGGGTAACGGCCTCCGCCCCCACGTGGCCCCTCCCTGCGTGGGCCGCCAGCGCGCAACAGGAGAGCACGATGGCTGTGTATGAAACCTTCGGCGTGAACACCGGATCGAACTACGGAGACCCGACGCAGGTCGTTGTCGGCACCCTTGATCTGATTGGCGCGCAGACCACCCTCGCCGTGTTGGGTTCGATTTTTGTCGTCGGCAGCACGATCACCCCTGACATGTCCGCCGACCTGGCGGCTATCTCCGCTGCCCTGGGGTCGACGAGCCAGGACGTCATGCTGGCCGTGAACACCGGAAACGTCACGCAGAAAATGGATGTTCGCACGGGTATGGAGAGTATCACGAACTACCTATGGAGCGGGCCGGAACTGGGTAACACCGTTCCGCCGGGTGGCTGATATGGTCCCCGAAGCATTCGGTGTGGTGGACCACAGCGGGACGATCGCCGCTACCGGCACCTACCAGACTGTTCTGCCGGCGAATGCGCAGCGCGAAGGCGGCGTGATCCAGAACACCACTGCGCATGTCCTGTATCTGGGCATGGCCCCCGCGGCCAGTGCTGCCGACGCCACGTCCATCCAGTTGGCCGCCGGTGACATCATCGCGCTGAACCTCGGCATCGCGAATGGTGTCTACCAGGGCGAGGTCTGTCTGAAGGGAACGGCCTCCGACACGTTCGTCGCCAAAGAGTTCACCAGGTCATGAGCAGGATCGGTGTCGGTGTTACGATCACGCCAGCCTATATCGCGCAGGGTCAGATTGTCCCAGCTGGGATGGTCGCTCTGGCCTCGGGCACCGGCTCCCTCACCGCCGAGGGTCTCTATGTGGAGTTCGATACCACGCAGATCCCTGACACGCGGACTCTGACGCAGGCGATGAACTCGGTTCTGAACTACCTCCAGACCAGCGGTAGCATCGTCGATTAGGAGCCTCCAATGGTCAATACCCCGGCTGGCTTCGCCACCCCCGAAGACATCTGCAACCGGGCTCTCCAACACATCGGGGGTCGCCGGATCACGTCGTTGACAGACGGGTCGGTGAACGCCAATGAATGCCAGTTCGTATACGACAAACTCCGTCGTGCGGAGTTGCGCCGTAACACCTGGGTATTCTCGACGCGCCGTGCTGCGTTGCGCCCGATGGCGGCGAACACGACTCTGGCCTTCGGATCCGGCATATACACGCCGAAGAGCGGCCCGAATACCGGAACCTTGTTGCTGGTCCCGGACGTATGGAACGCGTCGACCACCTACACACCTGGCGCAATCGTGCAGGACCCCTCGGTCCCGACGCTGTTCTGGACTTCGCTTGAACACGAAAATATCGGCAACGCGCCGGGGGATAGCACTGTCTGGGACGTCTACTTCGGTCCGATGGTGGTCTCTCCGTATGACCCCACCGAGACGTATTGGGCGGGTGAGCTGGTCTATATCCGGGACCCCAACACCCAGGCGGTGAACGTCTATCGTTCCCTGGTCAACGGGAACGGCAACAACAACATCCAGACTGTCATTTCGACCGCCCCTTCCGCGGGCACCAGCCAGACTACGACGAGCATCTCCGTCTCCACGGACGGTAGCGGCAACCCCTGGGTGCTGACCGAATGGAACCCGCTTGTCACCTACAACCGGGACCAGGTGGTCAGCTACCAGTTCACCCTCTATCGGTCGGCGACCGAGCAGAACATCGGCAACGTCCCGGGTGCAGGGCCGCAATGGATCACCTGCGGGCCGGTGGATGCCCCGACCATCGCCCTGGCCTCCAATATCAATTGGCTGCCGATCCCGGCTACGGTAAAGTCCACGGTGGCTGCCTACCCGATCGGGGCAGGGCCAGTGCAGGAAGCGAGCACACGGAATGCCTTCAAGCTTCCAAACGGCTATCTGCGCGAAGCTCCACAGGACCCGACGCAAGGCGCGGTTTCCTACCTTGGCGCCCCCGGTGGGCTCACATACTCTGACTGGGTATTCGAGGGCGGCTACCTGACATCCCGCATGTCGCAAGTGATCCTGCTGCGGTTCATCGCCGACATCACTGATGTTCGGTGCATGGATGACATGTTCTGCGAAGGGCTGGCCGCACGGATCGCCCTGGAGATTTGCGAGCCGATCACACAGGATCTGGGCAAGGCACAGAAATGCGCCGCCGAATACAACCGCATCATGGGGGAGGCACGGATTGTGAACGCGATCGAGAGCGGCAGTGATCAGCCGCCCGAGGACGACTACATCTCGTGCAGAGCGTAAGTCATGGGCGCTGCATCCTACCTTCAGGCATCCTTCATCGGCGGCGAGTGGTCACCCCTCATGCAGGGCCGGGTGGACCTGCCCAAGTATCGGTCCGCCATGAATATCTGTCAGAATGCGATCCCATTGGAAGAGGGTTCGTTGCCGCGCCGGTCGGGGACCCGCCAACTTGCGCCGACCCGCAGTGGGGCGCCTGGCCGTATCATCGGCTATGCCCCGGTTCAGGACGCGCCCTACCTGCTGGAGTTCACGGACGGGCACCTTCGGTTCTTCAGCGGCTATGACCTGGTGAAGGAAACCCCCTATCAGGTATCCAACGTCAGCACTGACACACCCGCGCAGGTTACGCTCGGCTCGTCCTCGCCGCCACCATGGGTAACAGGGGACCAGGTTGAGTTTGTCTTTGATCCAAGCCTGCCTCAATCCCTTCTGGCCTTGGCGAGAAACCTTCAGTTCAGGATCACTGTCCTCTCCACTGTTCCACTCGTCTTCAGCATCGCGGACGCCGTGACTGGCGCGCCCGTTCCTGGCTCTGCGCTCGGGTGGCAGACCACCGGGAAACTCAGTGTGGCCAGGATCGTTGACCTGGCCACTCCATGGGTCAACAAAACCTGGCAGAAGGCCAGGTGGATACCCTTCAACG